GGTCAGACAGCAAATAAAAAATTTTTCTGAAATGCAGATTTTGCAGGACAGTGGACAGGGGGGGGGCTAGATCCGTTGTATATCTAGCTTCGCAGAATTGCATTCTTCAAGCTGTTATAGTGTAATATTTGCACCGCCCGAGAAAAAAAAGTGGGTTATCATCCCATGATTTTTAAAACTAGGAAAGTTGTTTAGATGTAATAACTTATCAGAAAAGGGGGAAGGATGAAGAACTTCCAGGAAAAGTATAAGATTTTATATGATTTATATCTAGGGATTTATAAGATCCTGATGAAAGAAGCCCCTTGTTCCCATATCAAACTTGAAGAAATAGAAGAATTATTCAAGGAAACTTATGAAAAGATCAATAATCTTCTAGGAATTAAGCCTGGGGAAGCTGATCTTGAAGGGAAATTCTATCATAAAATTGAACTTGAAGGGGAAATTAAGAATGAAACTGGGGATTATGAAGCCCCTGAAATTAGGAAAGGTGGTGATAATATGACTGAAACAGCTAAAGTAGAAGCTACAAAGCCCCCGAGTAAGAAGGTGTTCAAGTATGAACATGATAAGGATATTGAAGTTTTAAGAAGAATGGCTACAGCTAAACAAGTTGATGTTGATGGGATAGCCTGGGCTAATGGGAAATGGACTATGTTTTTTCATTACTGGGAATAGATAACCTGGGGGGATGAAGCTGATCCCCCTGTTCTTTCTTCCAGGAAGGGGACAAATATGAATGATAAGAACTTTACTGAAATGATGATTGAAATGTATAAGGGGGATGAAGAAGATCATAGGAAGATTTTCAGGATCATGTATCTAGTTTTATCTATCCCTTGTATCATATATCAGGGGCTTTCCTATATGCTTTTCTGGAACTGGCTTCTAGTTCCTTTGTTTGGATTAATGAAGATAGCTATCCTTCATGGAATATCTATCAGCTTCCTAGCTACTTTTCTAAAATATGATTCAAAGAATCTAGCAATCTATAAAGATGTTCTGGATAGATCCAGTTATAAGAAAAGGATTAATCTGTTTATTGTATCAGGTTTCTATATGCCTAGTTTTATAATAATTTTAGCCTTCATCCTGAAGCTGTTCTTATAGGGGGAACAAATGAAAAAGATAATCTTCATCTTCATCCTGTTACTTCCAGCCCTTTTATCTGGGGCTGATAACCTGGGGATCTGGGGGGAAAAGCTTGATCTTGATATTTCCCCAGGGGGGGATCTGTTCATTTCTTATTCCAGGGGGAATACTATTTATTTCAAATATCAGGAAGGGGGAATCTGGAAGCCTGAAAAAGTAGTTCAAGGATCTGATGGAAATTATGATTCAAGGTTTCCTTCAAGGCTGGCTGTTGATCAGGAAGGGAATGTTCATTTCAGCTTTGCTAATAAATCCAGGAATAAGATTCTTTATAACAAGTTCATCCCTGGAACTGGCTGGGCTGGGCTGGAAGAAGTTCTGAAAGATAAAGATAATCAAGTTAATAAATGGGATACACATAGAAATTCTATAAAGGTTAATGGATCAAGGAAAGTTATTATATGCGCTTCAACTGATCAAGCTGTTAAATGTAGGGGGAAAAATATAAATGGAAAGTTCAGTTCCTTCCCTGATAAGCTGAAGGAAGATGATTATGAACCTAAGTATCAATTCCTGGGAAGTAACTTGAAGCTTCCTTATATGATCTGTTTGTATAGCTGGAAAGGTGTTCTTTATGGGAATGAATATAAGGGGAATAACTGGCTTCCTTCTTCTAACTTTACTGGGGACTGTTGTACAAATAATGGATCAATCTTTATAGATGATCAGGGGAATATTTATGTATCCTGGATTGTATGGACTGATGAAGGGGAATTTTCAGATCTTCATTATATGGAAAATATAGGGGGGATCTGGAAACAGCCTGAAGTTATTATATCAGGTTATAATTATTTTGATTGCCCTTATAATTCTGAATGTATGTTTCCTGAAGTAGCTGTTACTTTAAATGGAACAAGGATTATAGTTTACAGTTCAGGGGGGGGATCTTCTAAAGTTAAGATAGCTTATAAGAAGCCTGGATCTTCCTGGAAGAAGGAAACTTTATCAGGATCTTATTCTAATCATTCAGCTATAGCTGTTGAAGGGAATAAAGTTCATGTAGTTTATACAGGGAACAAGATCTTTCATGAAGCTGTAAATTTTGGAACAGCTTCAGATCCTACAGCTACACCTTCCCCAGTTCCTTCCCCTACAGCTACACCTGAAGGGGATCTTTATGATCTTCCTATTTATACAGATCTTCTTCAGGGAAGTACATTAGGAATTGAAAGGGGAACAGGGAAGTTCCTTCCTGGATCTGGCTGGGCTTCAACTGGGGGAAATATACTTTATGATCTGGGGGAAGCTTCTGAAATGGGCTATTCTTTATTCTTAATAAATGAATGGGAAGCCCCAGCTTCAGGAACAGAAAAGAATCATATAGTATCAGGCTGGGAAGAAGAAGCCTTTAATCATCATAATCAAACAGGAAGCTTCTGGAATTTAAGAATAGGATCAAGATACAATCCTTTTAAGTTTCTAGCTTCCCCAGCTGGGCTTCTTTCCAGGAAGGAAATCAGGCTGGGAAATAATTCATTAGTTAATGATGGGGAAGAACACCTTTACAGATTTGAATGGAACAAGGGGAAGATTAGCTTTTTATTTGATGGGGATCTTCTTCATACATGGAACTTCCCCAGGATGAAGATCAGATATATATTGATAGGGAAAGATGATCTTTATAACATAACAGATCCAGCCCCAGTATTTCATAAAGTAGAAATAGGAAAGCTAGTTTATAGCCTTCCTGATCCTACAGCTACACCTTCCCCCACTTCAACAGCTACACCTTCCCCTGATCCTACTTCAACAGCTACACCTTCCCCTAGTCCTACAGCTACACCTTCCCCTGATCCTGATCCTGGGGATGATCCCCCTGTTCTTCCTTGTGGAAAGCTAGGGGCTGGCTTTGGGATGATCCTGGGCTTTATAGGCTTCTGTTATGCTGGAAGGAAAAGATCATGAAATGTTATATCTGTAGAAGTAAGGAAGTATATCAGATTAATAAAGGCTATGCTGGATATTATGGAAAGTTCTGTTCAAACTGTTGTGAAGTATTCTTTACCTTACTTGATATAATCAGGAACAGATTAGATCCATGAAAGAACAAATTGAAATAGATGATCTAAAATTTAATATCAGATCTGAAACTTTTGATGAACATACTGTTAGATATGTTCTGAAGAATCATACATACTTCAAACATTTAGATATAAAAGAAGGTGATAAGATCCTAGATATAGGAATGAACATAGGAACTTTTTCTGTAACAGCTTCTAAAGCTGGGGCTGATGTTACTGGATTTGAACCTAATCCTGAAAATTATAATCTAGCCCTAGAAAATATTTCATTAAATAATGTTAAAGTTAAAACATATAATCAGGCTGTTTCTAACAGAAATGGAAGGGGCTGGCTTTGGCTGAATAATAACAACAGGGGGAATCATTCATTAAAATATTTCAGGGGAAGGGAAAAAATATCTGTTGAAGTAAAAGATATAAAAGATATTTTAAGGAAGAATAGTTTTAATAAAATCAAAATGGATTGTGAAGGGGAAGAACTGAACATTATTAGAACTGTTAGGGATTGGAAATCTATCAAGATAATAAGGCTGGAATATCATAGAAGCTTATTGAAAGATCATAATAATTTTAAGTTAGATGAAATGATAAGGAAGCTTGAAGCTGATGGATTTGAAGTTATAGGAAGTAGAAAATCTAAATGGCGGGATCAAATGCTAACAGCTATAAGGAAGGATATTCATGAAGAAAGAACAGATTGAAATAAACTGTTCTGGGGATCTTGTTTCCCTGGATCAGTTAGAAGAATTCCAGGGGGATCTGAAAAGCCTTTCTAAAAAGAACTTCAAGATCCTGAAGGATAGAATAAGGAAATATGGCTTTGATTCCCCCTTGTATGTATGGAAGGATGAAGAAGGAAAGTTTCAGATCCTTGACGGTCATCAAAGATTTAGAACTATAGGAAGGATGATCAAGGAAGGCTTTACACTTCCTGAAGGGAAGCTTCCTGTTGTTTATATCCTGGCTGATTCTGTTGAAGATGCTAAAGAAAGGCTTCTAGGATATATATCCCAGTTTGGGGAAATAGATCTTCAGGGGCTTCATGAATTTACAGCTGAACTAAACTTTGATGAATGGAAGCTGGAAATAGATCTTCCTGAAGTTAATCTGGAAAAGTTTGAAGAAGAATTCCTGAAGGAATTTGAAGATATATATACACCTGAAAAGCCTGAAATAGAATTTTCCCCTGAACTGATGCTGGAACATAATTATGTTATTTTATACTTTGATGATCCTTTTGATTTTCAAGTTGCTATTGATAAGCTGAAACTGAAGAAAGTTAAATCTGGAATTAAAACTATTAAATCCCAGAAGATAGGATTAGGAAGGGTTATCCCTGGGAAGGAAGTTATCAAAAGGCTGAAGGGATGAACATACTGATTCCTACATATAAAAGGGCTAACAGCCTTCTAGGATTTGATTACTTCAAAGGGGCTAAATATATAGTAGCTGAATCCCAGGCTGATGATTATCTTAAAACAATTCCTTCTTCCAGGATGATAACAATCCCTGATCAGTATGAAGGGAATCTAGCTGTTAAAAGGAACTGGATTCTGGATAACTTTGAAAAGCCCCTAGTTATGATAGATGATGATGTTAGAAACATGAAGATCCTGGAAGGAAGATGTTCTTCAAGTAAATCCTTAAGATATGAAAAGCTCGAGTATGATCTTCTTCTGATCCTGATGGAAAGAATCTGTTCCCTATGTGAAGAACTTAATATAAAGTTCTGGGGCTGTTCCCAGAAGGATGATGATAGGGAATATAAAGAATTCCTTCCCTTCAGCTTTACAGCCTTCAGCCTGGGGCCGTTTTCTGTTCATCTTGATCATCCCTTAAGATATGATGAAAGGCTGGATTCTAAACATGATTATGATATGATGATTCAACAGCTTCATAGATATAAGAAAACTTTAAGAGTAAACTTTCTAGCTTATTGGAAATATGATAGAAGGGACAATCCAGGGGGATTAGTATCCAGAAGAACTACTGAACATGAAATTAAATATTGTAAAAGAATCATGGATAAGTGGGGAAGTAATATCATTCATTATAGGATTCCCCCTAAGAAGCCCACTGATCTTTTACAGCCTTTGAAGTTAAATGTTCCTATAAAGGGAAGCTGATGAAAACTAAAAAAGAAGCATTAAAGAAAGCTGAAAGAAAGAAGAAGCCTGTTAAGAAGAAGAAGGAAAAGAAAGTTCCTGAAGTTACTAGATCTAAAACAAGTAATATAAAAGAACTTCTGGAATCTGGGGAAAGGCTAAAGAAGAAGTTATATCTGGATCTTTTAGTTAAAGTTAAAGATGGAACTATAAAAAATCAAGAAATGCAAACTATAAAGAATCTGGAAACTGAACTTCAGGCTATTCAGTATAATTCAAAGCCTGATGAAGTAATAGCTTCCACAAGGGCTATAGCTAAATTATTTGATGTAAAGGAAAGGCAGATTCATAGATGGGTTAATTCTGGCTGTCCGAAAGTTAAGCCTGGATTCTATAATGTTAAAGAAGTTCTGGAATGGTGGTTAAAGAATATCTGGGAAGAAACAAGATCTGAAGCTGAAGATACTTCTATTCTGGAAAGTAAAAGAATATACTGGAAGGCTAAAGCTTCCAGGGAAGAAGTTAAGCATAGCATAGAAAAAGGATCTGTAGTTGTTAAAGAAGATATTTCTAAAGCCTGGGCTTTAAGGCTAGCTGATGTAAGGAAAGCCCTTCTTCAGCTTCCTGATAGATTAGCCCCTTCCCTTGAAGGTCAAGATTATAATACTATCAGGGAAGAAATCAGGAAGGAAGCTATTAAGATCATGGAAACTTATCAGAGAAGGGGGAAATTTTGTGAAGAAGAAGAAGAAGGATAATAAGTTTTTATTCTTTCCTTATGTTCCTTCAGAAGATGAACTAGCTGTTATGATTCCCCCTGAAGATCTTACTGTTTCAGAATGGGCTGAAAAATATTTCACATTAGGACAAGATTCAGCTATTAAGGGATTATATAGGCTTGATATGGCTCCGCACTATAAGGAAATAATGAACAGCTGTTTAAGCCCTACTATCAGAAGAATATCTGTTGGGGCTTCAGCGCAATCAGGAAAAACTACAGCTTTTCAGGCTATACTAGGATTCTTTTCCCATTTAGAACCTTCCCCCTGTTTGATAACTTTAGCTGATAGGGAAACAGCTGATTTTATATCCAGTAAAAGAATAAAGCCTATGTTTGATGAATCCCTTGAACTTTCTAAACTTAAAGATCCTAATGAATGGACACAAACATTAATGAACTTAAAGAATGGGGCTTTCCTAGAAATGGCGTGGGCTAGATCAGTTGAAAAGCTGGGAACTAGATCTATAAAGCTGGCTTATTCTGATGAAGTTGATAAGCCTGGGTGGTACATAACAACTAAGGAAGCTGGACCGTTATCCCTGATAGATGAAAGGCTGAACACCTATCCTAATTCTAAACATCTTATTTCTTCAACTTATACAACTGAAGAAGGGAATATTTCAAAGGAACAGGAAAATTCTGATGCTATCTATGATAGATTTGTTCAATGCTATAAATGTGGATTATATCAGCCCTTAAGATGGAATAATAAATTCTGTTATGGATTTGAAGAAGGATTATTTAGGGGGGAAGATGGGAAGCTATATCCTGTAGGAAAGGTTATATGGGAAGGGGGATCTGAAGCTTCCAGGAAACAGATCCTTGAAACTACTAGATATGAATGCTGTAACTGTAAAGCCCACTGGAACACATTAGAAAAAAATAATGCTATCAGGAAGGCTTCTAAATGGGTTTCTAGGGAAGAAGCTACAGGCTATGAAGCCCATATTCATTTCCATATTAACAGGCTGATCAGTTTATTCCCTGGGGGAAGGCTGGAATCTTTAGTTGAACACTGGGTTAGAATCCAGAAGATGAAGAAGGGGACTAATCAAAGGAAGGAACTTCAAGGCTTTATAAATGGATCTTTAGCTGAACCGTGGAAGAATGTTATATCTTCTGTAGCTGAACTGGAAATTCTGAAAGCTAAAGCTGAAGATCTTGATCCTTATACTGTTCCTGAAGAAGCCCTATGTTTAGTAGCTTTTATTGATACACAGAAGAATGGCTTCTTTTATATTGTAAGGGCTTTCAGTAAGGATTTTACAAGCTGGCTTATAGAATATGGACAAGTTTCAAGCTATGATGAACTTGAAGAACTTCTGTTTGAAAGGGTATATCCTATCAGGGGAACTTCAAGCTTCATGAATATCTGGCGGGCTGGAATAGATGTTATGGGGGGAATCCATGTAGGGGAATCTTTTACTTCAACTGATCAGGCTGAACTATGGGTTAGGAAATGTCAAGGAAGAAGTTTACAACTGTTTGCATGTAGGGGATCAGTTTCCCCCCTTCCAGGAAAAGCTAAAGCTGGAAAGATCCTTGATAAAACGCCTTCAGGCTATCCTATCCCTGGGGGATTACAGATCTTTCATTTAGATGGGTTTCAATGTAAAGCTGTATTCCTGGAAAGGCTAGCTAATGCTATTAAAAGGGAAGCCTTTCAGCCCGCTTATCTTCATAATCAAACTGGGAAAGATTATGCCTATCAGATAGAAGGTGAAGAACTAAGATTTGATGAAAAGAAACAGATCCAATATTTTCATGAAGTACATGCTAATCATTATTTAGATTGTGAAGCTGGAATAGTTGCATTAGTAGATTATACATTTCCCAGGGGGGGAATCAATCTGTTAAGAACTGGAACAGCTGAAAAGAAAAGGAAGCCTGTTAAGAAGAAGCCCAGGTTTCCTATAAAAGTTAATCCCTGGGAAACAAGATGATAATATATAGAAAAGGATCTGGGGCTATATGTCCTAAATGTAGAAGGAAAGCCCCTGTTGTTTCCAGCCCTAAAGTTAAGGAATATGAAGATAAGATCCGTTATCATCTTTGTAATTGTGGAAAAAAATTTATGTCTATAGAAAAGATCTATGATAATAACAACAAAGGCTTGATAGTAGCTGATATTGAAAGAAAGATTAATGAAATCAGGAACTTATTAAGCCTTCTATGATCAGTAAAAATCAATAAAGTTCTTTTCTTCCTTCCTTGACAATCCCCACTTTATAGCCGATAATGTTACCATATAACCTTATTTAAGGGGGATTTATGGCTACATTAGATGAACAGATAACAGCCCTTGAAGATGAACTTATTCTTATAGCCCAGAATGGTCAATCAATTCAATCAGAACATTATAAACATACAAAGGCTAAACTAGCTGATCTTATGAAGGCTAGATCTATTCTTAAATCTGAAGAAGCTAGATCAAACTTATCCCTTCAATCAAGATTCAATTATGTTATTCCCAGAAGGATTTAATTATGGCTTCTATGGATATTCTTACAACTATCAGGAATTATATAAAGCCTTCTAATGGAAATGGAATAGTTAAAGCTTCTTCTAAATTTGGAAGGCACAATAAAAGGCTAGGGGCTACAGTTCAAGGAACTTTATCTAATCTAGTTACTTCAGCTGTTTCAAGCTGGCTTTCAGAATATGAAAAGAAAAGAACTAATGAAAGGGCTAACTGGCTGTTTCAAAATGATGCTGTTTCCAGGGGGATCATTAAAAGTTATCCTGTTGAAGTTGTTAATATTGGATTAACACCTGTTCCGAAACCTATGTTAAGAATCCTGGGGAAAAGTTATGAATGGGGATCTGAAGCTGAAGAAGTTATATTTGATTATTTTGAACTATGGGGCTTATCCCCTGATAACTATTCTGATGTTCAGGAAAGGCTGAACTTTTACATGCTTCAATCTTTAGCTGTTTTTCAGTGGGCTTTAAATGGGCTAGCTATATTTCAAGTAGCTTATAATGATGATCCTTCCCGCCCCTTGATGTTATCCCTTCTTCCTATATGTTCTTCCAGGGTACAAACACCTTCAGATCTAGCTTATAGTTCTGATCTGGAAGTATATGATGGATTTGAACTTGATGAAGTAGGGAAGCCTATAGCTATTTATATTGTAAAGAATGGGGATCTTCCCCCCACTTCTGATAACATGGATAGGATTGAAATTAAGAATAAGGAAACAGGCTTTCCTAATGTTCTTCTTATTTCTGATGTTGAAAATATAGCTGAATACAAACAGGATTCAATTCTATCTTCCATGATTAAAACTTTAGTAGATTCACAAACCGCCTTTGATGCTACTGTTATTAAGTTTCTAGTTTCTAATCTATGGACTGTATTCATTGAAAATCAAACTTCCCTTCCTGATTTTAATCAATCTGATGAATGGGAAGATAGGGCTGTTCAAATGGAAATGGGAACTATATTACAGGGGCTTCCTGGGGAAAAGGCTTCTGTTATGGCTTCAGAACATCCTGGGCCGAATTATGCTGATATGGTTAAAAGTATCTATGAAAGGCTGGGAACAGCTACAGGGAAGGGCTTTGAAAATCTTCTTCATTCCTATAATGCTTCCTATTCAGCTTCTAGGGCTAATATAGAAAATGCTGGAATGTATAATGATGAAATCAGGAAGATGCTGAATAATAAGTTCAATCAGCCTGTTATGAATATCTTGATCTATGAAATGGCGTTACATAATCTTATTCCTGGGCTTCCCTTCTTTGAAGTTCAAAGGCTAAAGAATGAAGGGCTTCTTTATGCTTTAACTAAATGTAACTTCCTTCCCCCCCCTGAAAGACCTATTGACAAATATAAAAATTCTAGGGCTGATACTGAACAGCTGAATAATCTTACAACTTCTTTAGCTGATATTTACGCTAAGAATAATCAGAACTATAAACAGAAACTAAGGGAAATAGCTTTAATAGAAAAAGAAAAGAAGGATCTGGAAGATCAATATGGGATCAGCTTCAATCCTGGATCTGAAGAACCTATTGAAGAAACTGCTACAAATGGGGATTAATCATGAAGTTATCAGGCTGGAAATCTAAAACAGGATTCATCTTATTAATCCTGGGGATCATCATGAAGGGAACAGCTTCTTCCTTCCCTGATCTTTCTTCCCTGAATGAAGTGGGGGAAGCTTTGTATAAATCAGGAATGGGGCTGTTAGGAATTGGAATAGCCCATAAAATTGAAAAGAATAAGTAAGGGGGATTTATGCCTATTAAGCCTAAAAAGAATGAAGCTAAACAGGATTTTTTAAAAAGATGTATATCCCAGGAAATAGCTTCAGGAATGAAACAGGATCAAGCTTTTTCTGTTTGTAACTTATCCTGGGATGAAGCTACAGGAAAGAAGGAAAAGCTGAAAGCTATAAATCTGAAAGCTGATGTAGTTAATGAAAAGAATGAAAATGGAACATGGCTTCTAGCTGATCCTGGGGATAAGAAGGGGAAAAGAACCTTTCTGATCAATGCCTATACAGGACAACTAATCAAGGGCTTCTTCAGGGATATAGTTATTGATCTGAAGGGAATCAGATCTAAAGCTAAGTTCCCTATCTTAAGGGAACATGAAAGAAAATCTATAGTAGGACATAGCTTGAAAGCCTGGGCTGATAAGGGGAACTATTTGATAAGAAGTGAATATTCAAATGTAACAAAGGATTCCCAGGAAGTTCAGGATCTTATTGATGAAGGCTTTCCATTTCAAGCTTCTGTAGGAATAAAGCCTGTTAAAGTAAGAAGGCTTATTGATGAAAAGGAATCAGCTAAAGTTAATGGGGAAAAATTAAATGGGCCGTTAGAGATATGGACTGAATCCCAGGTGCTAGAAACTTCAGTTTGTTCTTTAGGGGCTGATTCTGATACTGCAACTATAAACTTGAACAAGGAACAGGATGAAGCGTTTGAAGTTATAGTTGAACAATCTATTAACATTTCAGGGGGAACTTCTATGAAACTAGAAGAATTTCAAAAGGATCATCCTGAACTTTTTAAAGATGTTAAAAAGTTAGGGATTGATTCAGTTAATGTAGTTTCTTTAAAAAAGGAAGCTATTGATGGGGAAAAGGAAAGGGCTGTTCAGATTCTTTCTGTTGATAATGCGCCTATGGAAGCAAAGCTTCAGGCTATCAAGGAAGGGCTTACTGTTGATCAGGCTTATAAACTTTTCTGGGAACTTCAGGATACTTCCAGGAAGGAAGAACTGAAAAAACTGAAGGAAGAAACACCTGATCCAGTTGAAGCTGAAGCAAAGGATAAGGAAGAAGAAGATGGGAAATCAGCTGATGAAAAGCTTGATCTAGCTATAAGGGCTTTCATGAAGGATCATAATCTTTCTTATACTGAAGCTTCTAACAGAGTTATCAGGGAAAATCCTGATCTTTATGATAATGCTAGAAAGAAAGGAAAATAATCATGGCGCAGGCTACCGAATTATTTGGTGAACCTACTTTTACTGTTGATCAAACAGGTGGAGTAGTTGCTAACAGAAGGGTAAAGCTGAAAACAGGAACTACTGTTGAATATGCTGGGGATGCCGAAAAGGGGATAGGCTTTACTAGAAGGGATGCTAAAGATACTGAAGAAGTAGCTGTTAGGCTTTGGGCTTCTGAAGGTGTCTTTATGGTTGAAGTTGAAGAAGATCACCTGGATCTGGCTGATCTTTATGGGGGGGCTAATGGACTGATGAAGGATACTTCTTCAGGTGCTATACTTATGACCGCCCTTGAAGCTAATGCTGAAGGATCTGGATCTGTTGTAAGGGCTATCCCTGTTTAAAGAAAGGAATAAAATATGGCAATCACACCGACACATGATACAGCTATTCAACAGCCTATAGCTTTACAGAAGGCTGTATGGGAAGTACAACAGAAAATGATTATGGCTGGATTTATAGGATTGAAAGTTATGCCTATCTTCCAGGTTTCTGAATGGTCAGATCATTATACTGTTATGCCGATTGAAGCCCTTTACAATACACATGAAATCAAAAGAAAGGGTGATGGATCTTATAACCTTATTTCAGAGAAGTTTGAAATGGGGCATTATAAAACTAAAGAATATGGACTTGAAGCCCATATAGATGAAAGGGAAGCTAAGATTTATGGAAGCTATTTCAACTATCAACTTCATGTTTCAACTATTCTTATGAATGCTATTATGCGCTCAATGGAAAAGTATATTTCTTCATTATACTTTCCTGGAACTTTTACCCCAGCTACAGTAACAACAGCCTGGACTGATGTCGGATCTGATCCGTTTACTGATATTCAAACTGGGAAGAAGTACTTAAGGGATCAGAAGGGGATTAATCCTGATGATCTTACACTTGTAACAAATTATGAAAACATCTTGAATCTGATGAATGTTACTAAGGTTATTGATGCTGTTAAAAGTATGTTTCCTGATACTGATCTTACTGGCGGTGTTGAAGTGAAACACCTGGAAGCATATTTGAAAACACCTATCCTTGTAGCTGGCGCTCAGGAAAATACAGCTAAGAAGAATCAGGATGCTTCCCTGGCTGATATATGGGCTAAAGATTATGCTATGCTGGCTGTAATAGCCCCAGAAGGATCTGATATAACAGAACCTTCAGCTGGAAGAACTTTCCTTTGGAATGAAGGACAATCACAAACAATCATAGTAGAAGAATATGATAAGCCTGAAAACAGGGGAAGAAGATTAAGAGTCCGTTATGATGCTGATCATCTTTTCTTAAAATCTTATGATGATTCTGATGCTGTTAAATCAGAAGTTTCTAAAGATACTGTTTACCTGATGGATGGCGTTAATCCTTAATTCCTGAAAGGGCTTGAAGCTTATGGGCTTCTATGAAGGATTAGAACATACTGTTCAAGTAGCTGGGGATACTTTTGGATTCCCAGCTACTTATACAACTTCAGGGGGGACTGTTATCCCTGATATAATCATTGAACTTCATCCTATTACTGATGATATTTATGTTAGCCTGGATGAAAGGGAAATGAACACTGTTGAAGTATATCATAGGGCTAAAGTAGCTAAACAACAGTTCAATCCTGTAGTTGAAGAAGCTGGGGCTAACAGAGAAATAAGGATAGCTAAGTTCAAGGTTTCTGATGTTCCTGATATTTCCCCAGGTGATTTTATAACTATTAATTCTGATAAGTGGATTATTATCTAATGCCGATTAAGATAGATGAAAAGAAGTTTCAGGAAGGGCTTAAAGAAGTTAAAGAACTTTCCAGGAATAGCCCTAAGTATTTCAGGAAGGCTAGGAAATCAGCCCTTCAATCTTGTGGATATTATATGAAACTTCAGATCCAGAACTTTATAGAATATGGCGGTGTTAAGCCTGATCTTCATGTTATTACAAGGAACTTCAGGATCAGTAAAGGAAAGTTAAGAAAAAGATCTTCAGCTTTAGCCCCTGTTCCTTTATTCAAGCTGGGAAAAACTTCAGGCTATCAAGTGAAGGATCAAGGATCTGAAATAAGAACAGGTATAGGAATCAAAAAAACTAAAGTTAATGCTGATGTTTTAAGAATGTTAGCTAAACATCAAAAGGGATATATTAGAACACCTTCTAAAGCTGAAAGAAAATTATTAAATAAAGCTTTAATCAAACTGGGGAAGAAGCCTTTAAGAAGATCAACAACAACTTTCAGAATCCCTTCAAGGGAAGTTATGTCAATAGTATTAAATCAAACTAAAGATTATATTCCTAAACTTTATAATGATAGATTTTTTAGAAAGATAGAATCCCTTGTAACTGGAAAAGATACTAAAACAACTAAAGTAGGCTTATAAAATGAATCATATTCAATTAAATACAACTGTTGATCTAGTTCAGGCTGTTGTTAATGCTTTATTAGAAGATGTTAATAAACATGGAATGAACTTCCTGGAATGGTGCTTTGATGCCTTTGGGAAGTATCCTTCTTTATATGTAGGCTTCAGAAATGATAAACCGCCTGAATATGATCCTACTGATATAATGAATAGCCCCTTCCCCTTAATATCTATCTTCCATGCTGAAACAGATATGGGGGAAACTAAAGATCCTGTTTATACTATTTCAATAGCTTATTTTGTAGTTAATCAAGATATAACAACTGATGATTCTCATTCTATGCCTGTTGTAACTTATGAAGGTTTCCTTCAAGTGGAAGCCTTAAGACAACAGGCTGAATATGCTATAATCAGGGGGAAGCTGGAAACAGCTTTAGATCCTACAGGGGGATTTTCCTTTGATGAATCGCTTCATCCTTTATATAAATCATATAGTGTAATTAATCCCCAGGGATTAAGAAGCTACTATGAACCACAGCCTTCAGGGGGATAACTATGAAAATTGAAGGAAAAGAAATAGGGGCTATTACAATGGGAATAACTGCTAAGTTTATTGTAATAGTATTTACTGATGGAACTACTTCCAGGCTTGAAGGAAGTAAGTTCAAGAAAGTTATGAATAAACAGTTCAAGGCTTCCCTGGAAGCTAAACTTTCAAAACAATTCAAGGAGGAATAACTTATGGCTTGGGCACCGAACATTCCTGAAAATATTAGGAAAAATGGAAGTGGAATAGCTTGGGCTTCTGAAGTTGGATCTGATGAAGTAGGTGTTGATCTGGGGCACTTTGGGCCGGGAATTGATCTAACACAAGATGTAACTACTGAAGAAGAAACTGATTACAGGAATCCAGGTAGAGGAAAGATTATGTCCGATGTGACTGAAACAGATCCCCAGCTGGCTTTAGTATTAAGGGAACAATCTGAATTCAATCTTCAGTTATCCCTAATGATGGGGGATTTTGTTGATGATAATCAAGCTGCGTCTTATATGGATGGGGTTTCTTCAGCTTATACAGCTATTTATAATTATCTTGATCTGGGCTACAGGAATGCTTTCAGCACAAAGATAATTCATGGAACTGAATCCGCACCTGGCTTTGCTTTAAATGAACCTGTTACTTCTACTTCTGGGGGAACTGGAAAGATAAAGTGGCATGTTACAGATTCTTATGTTGAAATAGTTAATAAAGGGGGAACATGGGCTGTAGGGGATACAATAACAGGAACTACAACTTCAACTTCCGCTTTGATAACTTCAGTTCAGGAACTTGATGATATTATAGTTTGTGATGCTGAACCTGGAACAGTAAGATATGTTAAAGGAACAGATTACAACTTCTTTCCAGAAGTGGGCTTCTGGGCTATCACAGATTCAGGATTATCTTCCCCTGTATTTATTTCAGCTGATTATCCAGCTGTTGATAAAAAATTTGCCTTTGGGCTTGCAACTACAACTATTGAAAAGAAGATAACCTTGATAACTAATGAAGCTGATAGGGGACCGACTTTCAAGTTTACTTTCTGGCGTATGTCCCTGGCTTTGAATGGGGCTATTACAGTTGTAGGGGATGGAATTGGACTGATTAACCTTACTGGGAAGATCCTGGCTGATTCTGATCAGGCTACAGGTGAACAGTATTACAAGATGGAATACATTTAGGAAGGAAAAGGGGACAATATGACAGAAGAAATAAAAGATGAACTTAATGTAATTATCCCGCCTGTTATCAGGCGGGAAGTTACTTTAATGTTAAAGGATGAAGAAGGGAATCCTTATTATAAAGTTGAAGAAGTTATTTCAACTAAAATGAGATTTGGCTTGATGAAGATTGTTAATCCCCTTCTTTTTAAATGTTTCCCTGAACTTATGAATGAACTGATAGGAAAAGGGGAAGGAAATCCAGAAACAAAATTAAGTGAACTTTTAACAGCTGGGCTTCAAGTTGTATTTGAAGAAGAAATGGAAAATGTTATTGATCTTCTTTCAGCTACACTTGAAAAGCCTGTTTCCTGGATAGAAGCCCTTGATCCTATGGATGGGATCATGTTACTATCAGATTGGATCAATCTTAATATGAATATGCTAACAGCTAAAAAGAAAGATCCTGGAAAAAAAAAGTAAGTATATCCTGGGGAAAGATCATTAATGAACTTGTTATTAATGGGCATTCCCTAGAAGCTATAATGAATTATACTTTAGAACAGATCCAGCTGTTCTATAGTTATATTCCTTCTGGAATGAGTAAAGAAGAAAAGGCTGATATGATAGAAGCTGTTCTAGTGGGGAACTTCCCAGGGAAGAAGGGGAAACATGCTGTAAACTTTATTAATAAATTAAGGAAATCTTAATTGAGTAATATTATTGATATTATAATAAGGGCTGATATTGAAGGGGAAGGGAATCTTAAGGATCTGAATAAGGGGCTAGGGAATATGGATCTTTCCATGAAGGGATTAACAACTTCCCTAGCTAAAGCTACAGCTTCTTTAGGGGCTTTTTATTTAAGCCTTCAGGGAATCAAAAGGGGCTTTACAGAATCAGTAAAATTATTTACTTCCTTTGATGATACTATGCGGGCTGTTCAAGCTGTTTCTGGGGCTACAGGTCAAGAATTCCAGAAACTAACTGATCTAGCTAAACAAATGGGGGAAGAAACAAGATTCACAGCTACAGAATCAGCTGAAGCCTTAAAGATTCTAGCCCAGGCTGGGCTTGAAGCTTCTGAATCTATGGAAGCCCTTCCACAAGTTCTAGCCCTTTCAGCTTCTTCTGGGGCTGGGCTGGCTGAATCAACTTCTATTCTAACTAGAATAATGGCGGGTTATGGATTAACAGCTAATGAATTAGGTCATGTTAATGATGTTCTAGTTAAAACTTTTACTTCTACTAATACAACTATAAATGATCTGGGGGAAACTTTTAAATATGTAGGGCCGTTAGGGAAGGCTTTAGGAATAGATATAGAAGAATTATCAGCTACTATAGGAATCCTGGGGAATGCTGGAATAGTAGGATCTAAAGCTGGAACAGATCTGAAGGCTATCCTAGTGGCGTTATCAGCCCCTACTAAAAAGGCTGGAAAGTTATTTAAAAAGTTAGGTGTTGATACTCAAGAGATGGGAATTGATTTAGCTGATTCAGCTTCAGCTTTAGAATCATTAGGTGTAACTGTTCTGGATAATCAAGGGAAAATGAAGCCCTTTGTAGATATTCTGGAAGAAGTATCTATAGGATTAGCAAAGATTCCAGAAGAAGGAAAAAGATCAGGGATAGCTATGGAAATCTTTGGAAAAAGGGCTGGGCCGGCTATGCTGGCTTTAGTTGAACAGGGATCTGGGGCTATAGCTAAACTAAGAAAAGAAATAGATGAAGCTGGGGGGATAGGAATAAAAACAGCTGAAATAATGGAATCAGGATTAGGGGGATCTTTCAGAAGATTAAAATCTGTAGTTGAATCCCTGGGAATAAATTTTGCTTCTGAATTTGCGCCCGCCCTTCAGGAACTAACTGAAATAGCTATTGAATTTCTAGCTACTTTCAGAGATACAGCTTTGATCCAGCTGGGGGGATTAGTTTCTGATGTATTCACATTAGGGGGGGCTTTAAGTGAAGCTGAATCAACAGCCTGGAGTATTAATGAATCTTTCAAAGCTATAGCTTCAGTTATTGGATTAGTAAGAATAGGCTTACAAACAATAGCTTTAGGATTCAAGGAAGGAATAATAACTGTATTAGATGGAATAGTTACAGCTTTCCAGGCTATAGCTGAAGAAGCTTCAAAGATTCCCTTCCTGGGGGATAATATAACTAGAAGCTTGAAGGAATCAGCTGATCAGCTTCAGCTTATGAGTTATAACCTTGAACAACAGGTTATAGAAAATTTTTATGAATATGCTGATTCTGTTACTAAGATTAAAAATGATCTAGCTAAAATGTTTGAAGAAACAAATAAGGGGGGAAAAGAATCAGCTGAAACTTATAAGGAAATAAAAAATCAAGTTGATGAACTGGGGAAGAAGTTAATAGATGGGAAAATAACACAGAAGGAATATAATGATACTGTTAAGATCTATGAACAGGAAGCTAAAAAGGCTTTCAAGGCTGGATCAACTGAACTTAAAAAGATTACAAAGCTGTTACAGGTGTCAAAAGAAGAAACCACTAAGACCGCACAGGAAACTGATGTATATCAGAAAAGCATGAAGGAATTAGGAATTTCAGTTGATGAAGTTTCCCAGGGATTAACTGAAACAGGTCAAGCTTCAGTTGATGCTTTTAATATACTAGCTGAAGGATCAGCTAAAGTAGCTTCCAGAATGAAGGGAACTTCTGAACAAGTAGCTAGATTCCTGGAAGATGTTGAAAAGAAGGGCTTACTAGCTGGGGATGCTTTAGTTCATGCGTTTGAAGAAGGGATTGACACAGCTAAAACAGTGGGGGATATTGAAGCCCTTGTTTCAGCTTTAAAGGATGCTAGGGAAGCTGGGGAAATAACTACTGTAGGGCTAGCTGATGGAATGGAATTAGCTAGGGATAAGGCTTCAGAACTGGCTTCCCAGGCTATAACTACTTCAAGTGATATAGGATCTTTAGCTAATATAATGAAAGCCATAAAGGAATCTTCCTTTGATTTTGGAAATGAACTTGAACAAAGTTTGATTCCTGAACTTTCAAAGCTTTCAACTATGGATCTAACTAAACTTCAGAATCAGCTGGATACTTTATTTGATCAAGGAATAGCTGATGCTTCAACTTTTGATAATGTTACTGATGCTATAGCTTCAACTTTATCAGAAAAATTAGGTGTTTCAGCTAGGGATTTTGAAACTAATATAACTAGGGCTGTTTCAACTTCTGTAGCTGATCTGGAACTTCTATCTGAAACAGGAAAAGCTTCTGGGGAAGTTCTTCAGGAAGCCTTTCAGAACATAATAGATAAGGCTGAAACAGAAGAAGATTTTAATCATCTTACTGAAAAGCTTCAGGAATTTCAGGAACAAGGTGTTCTTTCAGCTGAACAAGTTAAAGAAGCTATGGGGGGGATAAGTGAAGCTGTAGGGGATATTTCCCCTAATGTTGATGCAATATCTGAAGGGATGGATCAAGCTACTGTTTCAGCTGGGGAATTTACTGAAGGAATGATTCAATCCCAGGAACAGGCTGATGCTTATATTGAAAAACAGAATGAAGCTTTCCAGGATCTAAATGCTGGATTTGATGCTGGAACTGTTTCAGCTGATCAGCTTACTGAAGGAACTGATAAAATAACTGAAAATATCAAACAGGCTGAAGAAGCTGCGTTTGATTTAGGGGATGCTGTTGAAGATGCTGGGGATACTTTATCAGCCCCAGTTCTAGTTCCCTGGCCGAGAGATATAGGAAGGGCTGTTGATGAAATAGGTGTTGATCTGAAAAGGCTTCAAGATGTTATCTTTACTGATCATTTAGATGAAATAAGTAAATATGGATCTGAATATGCTTTCAATATAAATAAGCTGTATGATAAAATGAGGCAAATTATAGGGAATACAGCTGATCAGATTGATGAAGTAAGGCTTCAAATGCAATACATGTCGGAATCTGGGAATGTTGATATAGATACTATTAACAGGATGATAGATGAAATAGAAGTTCTGGATGATGCTACACTGGATGAACTAAGGGGGGAAGTAGCTGATCTGGAAGATCAGATTGATTCAGCTAGGGAAACAGCTGAAGGCTTTGTTGAAGATTTTACAAGGGAACTTTTACAGCTTGAAGGGGATGCTTTAGAACTTGAAAAACATGAATATGAAACAAGGAAGGCTGAACTGGAAGAACTTCTGGAAGGGGCTGTTGATGAAGCTACTAGAAGGGAACTTCAACAGGCTTTGAAACTTCTGGAAGAACTTCATAGAAAGAAGCTTGAAGATATTGAAGCTGAAGAAGAAGCTAGAAGGGAATCAGCTGAAAGATCAGCTGAATATGAAGAAAATCTTCTGGATAGGGAAGAAGGGGATATTGAACTTACTGATACTGGGGATATAAGAGAAGTAACTAATGTAGTAAATCAAGATATTAATGTTACTATTAATGCTCCGCATTCAGTTCATGAAGATTATGTTAGGGAAGATGTTGTTCCTATACTTCAGGAAATAGGCTTTGAAGCTACAGGGGGAAATAATCAATAATGACTTGTACAAGATTCCTATACAATGATAAAAATCTTTTAAAGGATGCTGATGTTATAGCTTCTGATATGAAGCCTTCTGAAAATGCTGTAACTATTACAGAAATAATCAGAACTGGAACTGGGGCTGTAAGGCTGGGGGGAACTTTTACAGGGGATCAAGATACTGTTTACAGAATAAAGATAGTTACTGATGTTTCTTCACAAGTAACTATTTCAGAAATAGAATTTCAAGGAATAGGGAATGGGGATCTTACTGAAGCTTTAGCTACTGGGCTTGATGCACAGGATCTTGAAGTTGAACTTATAGATCTGGGAACTGAAACAACTTATGCTTTCCTTCCTTTATATGGGGGAATTTTAAGGGCTGTTGTAACTGGGCCGATAGGAAATAATCTTTTCTTATCAACTAATACTTCAGGGATAACTAGAACTGATCTTCCCTTTACTGTATTCAATGATATGGGGGAAGATGATAATCAATTTGAAGGATCTGAATATTTCTATGGGGATGATTACTGTAAACCTTTGGATGATTTTGGGAATGTTGATCCTACAACTAAAAGAATCAGCTTTGGTACTGATCCCCAGGTGTATAAGATGTATAGGGAATGGACTGGCTACAAGTGGATTTATCATATAACACCTTCAATAGTTAGACCTGTTACAGCTGGAACTATTGTTAAGGAAGTTACTGGATCTTATTCGGCTACTGTTTCTGATGGAATAGATACTGATTCCTTCCCTGGAATAATAACTAGATATGATTTTCTTAATGCTGTTCTAACTACAGCTTCCCTTGTAACTTATGAAGGGGCTGTTTCCCAGGATTACACACCTGAAGGAATGGCTACTATAGATTTTGATATTGTTACTGAACCTTTTAACCTTCCTATAATTCCTGAAGGATCAATATATGTTGAAGAAATTAAATCAACAGATCTTCAGCTTTCAATAGATCCTGATCATCCTACTGAAAAAGTAACTATAGAATGTATCAATAATGATTCTGTAACTAATGAAGAATGGTCTGTTAGGGGGGAAGTATCAGGATTAAGGGCTATTAGTGCAACTACTAATATTTTATTTACTGATCCCCTGGGCTATGTAGCTTTTAAGATTCCCCCCAGGGAAGCCCCTTCAACTGATGTAGGATTTAGGATTGTAGGAATTGATTATGCTTCCAGGGGCGGGGGGGAATATAAACCGCCTATATGTCCTGATCTTTTAACTTTAGGAACTGGGGCTTTACCTAAAACAATAACTTTAGAATATAAAGAAAGGGATGAACTAGCTGATGATTGTGAATGTGAAGGAACAAGTTATGAAGGACAAGTAAAGCCTTCATGTTTAGGATATTCAGGAAGCTTTTCTGAAGGAGGTGGAATAGTGGAAATTGAAATAAAAAAGCGTCTTTATGAATTATATAAATGGCGTAATGAATTTATTCAAACTAATGTTTCTGATCTAACTGATTTTACTGGATTTAATGCTGATGCTGGATTTTACTTCCGTTATGTTGTGGGCTTTGGTTATGATAGGGCTGATATTGATATGTGTAAAAGATTAACAGGTGTATTTCATTCAGCTTTAAATCAGATTCAGGAACATGAAACAACAGGAATCCAGGAATGGGAATCTGTTAAAACTTATGAAATAGGGAATATAGTTAGGGCTACTAATCCTTTAACTAATTTTTATTTCAAATGTACTAAAGATGGGAATTCTGATATTGGGGAACCGCCCTGGGCTACTATTCCTGATATTGGGGATATTATTCAGGATGCAACTACTGAATGGGTTAATATGGGGGAAATTCCTTTAGGGTTATGGGATCAAAGATTTGCTGAAATGAAACTTGATCTTGTTATAATTGAAGGAAGGGAAGGGGGAAAATTCTGGCGCAATATGAATCTATATGATACTATTGATTTAATCCATTCAGAAGAATATAAGCCTAATCATGTATATGTTTCACCTGATGATCATATATTTCCTATAGGAACTTTACCGCCTGGGTGGCCGTTAGAACCTGAAACACCTATTAATCATCCTTATGTTATTACAACAGTTATAGGGGGAACTTCCCCAGCTTTACCAGAACCTAACTTTGATCTATTTCCCTATAATACTCATATAGCATTAGGGCCGGACACCTGGGAAGTTATGAAAGTAAAATATGATTATGCTACAAGCTTATCTAAAATGTTTGATGCTTTTTCTAGTCATGCTGAATATTTCCTGGATCAATATAGGGTTGAAATGGATAGAATCCTAGTAGCTTCAGATCTTGAACCGATATACCCTTTTGAATTAGCTGGCATAGGTAGCAGTATTGAAGGCGGTCTATGCTGGCAAGATAAAGAAGCTGAATCCCATTACTGGGAAGTTGAAAATGGGGCTAGGCTTCCAGCCTTCAATAATGTTGTATATCATTCCTGTATTAATACTTTTGATGAAGATACAGGGGAAGAAGTAGTTGTTCCTACTTTTGAATATGCCTTTGTTATTAAAGTTGAATGTCCTGTTCATTTAAAAGTAGGGGATAAGATTACACTTCAGATAACAGGGAACTTTAAAACTTATGAAGTAGGGGATAATATTCAGATCCCTGTTATCTTTTCTAGTCCCCAGGGATTAGCTGGGGGACAAATAGGGAATAATCTTTTAACTTGGCGGGTTTCTGGAACTGTAGATTCATTTATTGATTATGTATTTGATAAGGATTCCCCTGTTCCCTATTCTGATAATGGGCTTGAATTTCTTATAACACCTGGAACAATCCCCTTTGAATTAACTTCAGCTGGAACTAAGTTCCTGTTCAGTATTGAATCAGGTCAATTCCAGTATCAAAGGGAATCTCAACCGTGGTCTGGAAATCTGAATATTAATACAGGTGGTGTTCCTATAATTGATGGGCTTGAAGCTTTATTCTATCCAGGTCCGAAGCCCAGCTTTCAGATAGATGATCTTTATACTTTCCTAGCTGAACAGAAATATAGCCCCTTTCATACTATGGATTTTGATGAAGAATTCTTTTCCTGGAATGGATCAACAGTAACTTTAACTTATTATTTTGGGGCTTTAGGGAAGAAGTTTGATTCCTTTGCTTTATGGCATTCCTTACCTGAAGGAAGTACTGTTCAATTCTATGGATCTAATAATGGAACTTCCTGGGATCTTTTAGATACTTTAGCCTATAATGAAGATCTGATTGTTTCCTTCCTATCTAGCCCAGTAAATTATAGATGGGTTAGATTATATCTTGATAATGCTACTGATGGGAAGCTTTATCATGTTCATGTTTCTGAAGCCTGGGATATTTCAGTTCAGCCCCAGAAAGTTGAAATCAATGATAGGTATGCTATGACTTCTGGGGCTGGATATTCAAGATCTGGAAGATACATAGGAAGGGGAACTGGGGGAACAGTGGGCTGGAATAGGTGGCTGAAGTTTGAAGATGTAAAAAATATTAAGTCAATGATAAGATACTTGAAGGAAAATAATGAAGAACCTTGTATTTTTATTCCTAATCTTTCTTATCCTGATAGATCTTATCTTGTAAAGATTGATACTAATAAATATAATATTACTGATAGATATAAGTTTGTTCCAGCTGATGATACTAAAGAACCGCAGAATAGATATTCTGTTGAACTTCCACTTGAAGGAATTATTTTATGATAAAAGAAGAAAAAGAAATAATAAATAAACTTCTTAAGGAACTGGATATTATCAGGAAGGAAGAAGATTTTAAAGTATATGGATTTGGGGCTGGCTTTAAATATAATGAATGGTATAAGGATCTGGATCAGTTCATTTCTAGCCCTACTATTTCAATGGAAGCTTTGCTTATCTCGAGACATTTAAAAGTATTAGCTGTTAGTTATGCTTTAGTTCAGGGGAATGATCTAACATATATAAATCATGTTAGGAATCTTATTGATGAAGGGCTTGATCCTGAACTGAAGAAGAAGATTGAAAAGAATAAGAAACCTGAAAAGAAGAAAACAACTAAGAAGAAAGCCCCTAAAAAGAAACCTATAAAGAAAAAGAAATGATATGGATTATAATACATTCAGATCCCCCCAGGATCTTTTACTTAAAGAAAGATGATTATTCATTCTTTGATAATAAATATCTTTCATATAGGATTCTAGCTAATGTTGAAACAATTAGAAATGATGTTGATGTTTCTATTGATGGATCTGGGGAAAATGCTTCTACTAAAGTAAGCTTTCATAATGCTAAAAATCAATTCTATGATCTGTATTCTGAAGATCCCCCACTTCTGGAAGAAGCTGTTATCTATAAAGATGATTGGATAAGGCTGTTCAGGGGCTATATAACAGATCTATCCCTGGGGGAATCCACAGCTTCTATAACTATAAAGGCTTAATGATATGGCTGTATTCCCATTAAATGAAAAGATTAACTTAAGAAACAGCTCGGAATGGCCGTCTTATGAAGCTGTAGAAACACTGATTCAAGCTTATGGGACTGTTACTATTAAGCCTGTTAGATATGACAACAGGGGCTTTATATGGTTTCTAGCTGATCATCCTATAACAAATGTTCATGAAGTAAGGGATGAAGAAGGGGATATAGGCTTTACATGGTATAATGAAATTGATCACCTGGGGAATCAATGTTCTTTCATGGAAACAGATTCTTCCATGAAGGGGATAGAATTCCAGGCTACTATTGAAGGGAAAAAACATCCTGTAACAGCTAATACTTTAATAAAAGAACCTTCTGATGTTATTACTGATATATTCAATCTGAATCCTAATGTTCAGTTCCAGGAATCTGATATTGATATTTATAAAAGGGATTGTCAAGAACTGGGGATTCAAATAGATGGAATCCTGGGGGATCATGATCAGAGTACACAATATTACTTCAATCAAATTAAGGCTTCTACTGGATCTGTTTGGGGGGGGGCTTTGAAAAACATCTTCAGGATCTTCCCCAGGATAGAAGTTCCTGAAGCTGAATACATAGCTAAGAATCTTACTAAAAAGAATCTTTATACTGTTAATGCTGTTTCAAATTATAATGATATAAAAACAATCTTAAGGATCAACTATAACTTCAATCATGTTACAGGTGTTCCCCAGGAAGTTCTTCAGCTGGAATCTGTTGAAGGTGTTAAAAAATATAGATTAACTAAAGAAGTAAACTTTTACTGGATCCGATCAGGAAGATTAGCCTGGAAGATAGGGGAAAGAATTCTGAAGTTCTGGGCTAGAAAAAAATGGAAAGTAACTTTTTCTTCCCAGGAAGAACTTATTTCTGGGGAATATTCTAACTTTAATCATCCTGGGATTCCTGGGGATCAGGCTGATTATATGGTATTAAAATCTAATGTTAAGCCCACTGGAACAGGGGGGGATTATTCAATATATATTCCTGTAGGGACTATTCCAGAAGTAGCTATAACTTATCAATCTGAATCCTTTGATTAAGGGGGAACTAATGCCGAACTTTACAAATGATGGAACTAAAAGGCTTCATGTTATTGGAATTGATGGAAAGAAAATAACTGTTGAACCTGGGGATGCTTTTGAATCCTATTTAAGATGTGAAAAGATTTTTCCTGATGTTACTTTAGTAGGGGAAGATCCTTATCTGGAAGAAGTATTTAGGCTTATTGAACTTACTTTTACAATAGCTGAAACACAAGTTATAACATTAACTGATGAAGAAGTTCTGGAAGCTAAAAGAATTGTTATGTATGCTGGGGGATCAGCCTTTACAGCTGAAATCAGGCTGAATCATGCTTCAGCTTCTATCAGAAGGAAGATAGATATTGATAGGGGCTTATTCGGTGTTACTATTGAATTGGATAGACAAGTTCAAACTATTAGAATTACTTCTAATGGGGCTGGAACTTTACATGCTTATCCTGAAAGATAGGGGGAACTAATGAAAAAGATCTTAATACTTTTAATGATAATCTTAATTCTTCCTTCCCTGTTATTAGCCCAGGATCATACTGGAAGAAGGCACACTGAAGATCATACTGGCTTTCCTGGGGGGGGAACTTTAACTTTTGATAAAGTTTGTGGATTAAGGGAAAATAGCATTCCCTTTGCTGATGCTACTGGCTGTTTAGCTGAAGAAAATTCTGATTTTTATTATGATTATTCAACTAATGGTTTCTATGTATCAGGAATTATAACTGGGGGATCACAGGTAAGGGCTGAAGATGGGGGGGATACCGCCCCTACTTTTTCTTTCACAAGTGATATTGATACTGGAATGTATCTTCATGCTGTTAATACATTAGGATTTTCAACTGTAGGATCTATGAAGATGATAATAGCCCCTACTTATATTGAAGCTGGGCTTCCATTTAGGGGGGCTGATGGATCATATACTGTTCCTTCTTATACCTTCATAAATGATACTAATACAGGCTTCTATAGTTCTTCAGCTGATGTTCTGGGAATATCAACTAAAGGAACTGAAGTAGCTTTATTTGGGGCTGGGGGGGAATTCTATTCAAGATTTGGGATTATCCTGGATGATAATACAACTGATAGCCCAGGGATTGATCTTATATCTGGATCTAATAATGATACATGGAACATATATAATAAAGATGATGCTACAGCTGGGGATTCTGATCTTTATGTAGTTGCACCTAATAACAAAAATTCAGCCCAGGTTATCTTTCAAGGATCTGATACTAAAACATTCTGTAGTATAGGGGCTGGCGGTCAAGGCTTCTTCAGAACTGGAATTATATGTGGTGAAGCTTCAACTGAAGGAACTGTTTCCTTGAACAGAACTAGCTATGAAGTTCTTTTAAGACCGCCTGTAACTTTATCAGCTGATTATCATTTCTATTTCCCCCCTAATGATGGGAACAATAATGAAGTTCTTACAACTGATGGGAATGGACATACAACTTTTGAAAAGCTGGATGGGGATAATCTAGGCTTTACTGATGATAGTTATTTATATCTTAATACAGCTGGAACTGTAGGGATCAGATATAATAGTTCAGGTTATCTTGAAATTAATGAAGATCTTGTTCCTTCTTCTACTTATGATCTGGGAACTGATGCTAATAGATGGGGGGATTTATATCTTTCAGGATCTTCTTTACATTTAGGATCTTCTGGGGATGAAGTAGAAATAGGATATAATACAGCTTCAGATTATGTTTCAATTAATCAGGCTGTAGCTATTAACTATTCTGGGGCTGATGGAATCCTTACTGTTGATAATCCTACTTCTGGAACTTGGAATCCTACAGGGGCTTTTTATCAAACTGTTACTTCCGATGATGGGGGGGATTATAATACTATTTATGTAGCTATGGAAGGGGCTGTAACTACAACTGGAAGCTTGATAGGAATTGATGTTTCAACTAATAATCAGGCTACTTTTACTACACCTAACATTTATTCAGTAAAGGGATCAGCTACTAATAACGGAACTGTTTCAACTAATATGTATGGGGGATACTTTACAGCTTCAGGAACAGCTACACAAACAGTAGGAATCTTTGGATCAGCTACAGGGGGAAGTTCTAACTGGGCTGGGTACTTTAATCAAGGTGATGTTTTTATAGCTAACAATCTAAATATGACTTCTGATGATTTTATATATTTTGATTCAGCTGGAACAAAGGGCTTCAGTTATGATTCAACTGATACAAGGCTTGAAGCTAATGTTGATATTTATTCTAATAGTTCTTTAGAAATAGGAACAGCTACTAATTATTTTGAAGTTTCTAATTCTGGATCAGTTACACTTTATGGAACTGCTAAAGTAACTAAACAAATTGATAGGTACGCTTATAATATGGTACCCGTTTCTGGAACTTTTAATTCTGTTGTATGTAATACAGCTGGATCAGTTACTATTGATAGATTAGGATATATGAGAAGCTTTGATAAAAATGTTGAACATGCTATGGCGTTTACTATGGTTATTCCTACTGATTATGAAGATGGATCTGATTTTAAAATTCATTTACACTGGACTTCATCTGAAACTACTGGCGGTGTTAGATGGGCTATAGGTGTTAGGCATGTAGCAACAGGGGAAGATTATACACAAACAGAAACATATTATGGCGTTACTGGATCAGCCCCTAGTACTACTTATTATAGGGAATCTGATGAAGTAACTATTTCAGGATCAGGCGTTGTACATGATGAAGATACACAGATTGTAATATTTAGGGATACAGGACATGGCGGGGATGATATTAATGGGGATTGTTATATTTCAAATGTAACTATAGAATACACTTCTAATAAACTGGGGGAATAAACATGAAGAAGATTATTTTTATTATAATTTTGTTTTTATTTGTTAGCTATGCTACAGCCCAAACAGTTCAGAAACTTGTTCCAATAATAAAACAGGCTTGGGCTGGGGAAACTATTGATATAATGCAACTTCAAGATCCTGAAGCTAATCCAGTTTTAAGGGTTACTTATGAAGGGAATCTTGTTCTTCCTATAGGAAATGTAACAACTTCAGGAAAACAGATTGAAATAGCTAATACTTCTATTCCTGGGGCTTCTGATGATCTTTATGGAATGAAAATTGATTATACTGGAATAGATCTTGATAATGATCCTGATCTTTATGGGGAATATATAGCCCTTCCTGGAACTTATGGATCTGGAACTGAAGCTGGGCTTTCAGTTAATGGGGATGGAAGAACAGCTATTCTAGCTTCTGATTTTGAAGCTGGATACTTTTCTGATGGAACTAGATATTTTAGGGCTTGTACATGGAACAGTTCTTTTCAAGCTGATGGGCTGGGGATATTAAATAATAACTATCAAATGAATGTTGATGTTAATGATGTTTCTAATCCCCCTACTGATGCTGAACTTGATTCTATTTATGGATCTGTTAATGATGGATTTACAGCTTATATAGATGATAATGGGGAAGGATCTAACTTCTATCAAGTTGTTTATAGGAATTCAGCTTGGTATATATTTACAGGAACTAAAGCTTCATGATCTAAAGGGGAACTTTATAATGTTTTCTTTATTTTCAAAGGGCTGTTCTGAAGTTCCAGGATCAGCCCCTAAAAAAAAAGATCTGAATAAATCTGATTCCCTTGATGTTCTGAAAGCCCTTACTGAAGGACTGATAGAAAAAGAAAATGAAATCAGGAAGGAAAGGGATGAAGCTAAGAAGCTGATCAGATCCAGGATCATCCTTCATCTTGATCCAGTTGAAGGGAAGATTATAGATGTTAATGAAAGGGCTGAAAGATATTTTGAAAAAGCTGAAGAAGAACTTTTAGGGAAGAAAGTTATACTAACATGAAAGAACAGGAAAAAGACGGCTGGCCGGAATGGTCAAGATTTGTATTGAAGGAACTGGAAAGGCTTAATAGTTGTCAAGCTGATATATATAAGAAGATCAATCATATATCAGTTGATATAGCTATGTTGAAGGTTAAAAGTGGAATCTGGGGAAGCATAGGGGCTTTAATTCCTATCATTGTTTTTATAATTTATCAGATCTTCAAAGGAACAGGAACACCTTAATATGATTCCCTTATGGCTGAAGATAGCCTTCCAGGAACTTAATAGCTTTATAGCTGAAGAACCTGGGGATGAAGATAATCCTAGAATAATAGAATATCTTTCAAGGGTATTCCCTGATAATCAATATCTTCATGATTCTGTTCCCTGGTGTTCAGCCTTTATTGAATTCTGTTTACAGGAATCAGGTATTATAGGAACTAGATCAGCTTCAGCTAGATCCTGGGCTTCCTGGGAAGAAGAAGATCCTGAAGGGCTTCCTGGATCAATAGCTGTATTCTGGCGGGAAGATCCTGATAGCTGGAAAGGTCATGTAGGATTCCTGATATGTAAGGATGATCAATCCCTGTTCATCCTGGGGGGAAATCAGAATAATGCTGTTACTATCAAGGAATTTTCTTATGAAAGATTATTAACAATTAGAAAGATCTAGCCCTTTTTTTGTCCTGAAAAGTAAAAAAAGATAAAATAAGGTTAAAAAAGCTTGACAAATATAAAATAATATGATATAACTTCTAACGAAGTTAGTAGTTAAGAAGTTAAACAGTTTACAGGAAGGGGACAAGATGAAGGAAGGAACAGGAACAGAACAAATAGAACAAGGATTAAATCAGGAAGATCTGGATAAGATTACTAAGATCTTAAATAAACAAGTTTTAAATTGTATAAAAGCTGGGATGAATGATCTTGATGAAATCAAGGATGCAATATTTGAAAGATGGGAATCTGAATTTCCTGAAGTTTTAACAGCTTATCTTTACTATTATTTCAAGGATTAATCTAATAGGCTGGGGATCTTCCCCAGCCCTTTTCTTTAAAAGGGGACAAGATGAAGGAAGAAGTTAGGAAGGAAAAAATAAGAAAGTTTCAGAACCTTACAAGTAATTTTGAAGGGAATGATGAAGCTGAAAAAATAATTGATTCAGCCCATAATAATGCCGATGAAACTACAGGGGAAATATTTATTAATTATAATGATGCTTCTGATGAATGGCTTAATATATTTGAATATAGCCTTTATGAATTAGCTGAAGGGGAACTTTTAACTGAAATAGAAAATATTATTCTTTAAAGAAAGGGGACAATCATGAAAAGAACTACAAGAAAACATGTTATAAAAGAAATTATTAAGAAGGAAAATGAAGAAGCCCAGAAGAAAGCCCAGGCTATTGAATCTGTTGAAGTTCCTGAAGTTTCAATATGTCCTGAATGTACTGAAGCTTTCCTTCCTATTCATGGAATCCCTGTTTGTAATGAATGTATAGAAAAGAATAAGAAAGCAAAGCTACAGAAAGCCCAGGAAAAAACCTTTAAGCTGAACACCTTGAACCTTGATGAAAAGAAAAGCCTAGTTAAAACAGCTACAGCTAGGGGGGATTTTAATACAGCTGATGTAGTTAGAAAAGCTTATCAAATGAAATGCAAGGAAGAAGAACTTTCCCAGGAAATAGAAAGTATTTCTAGGGATCTGGAAAGAAAATTTAAGGGGCTAGCTGAAATAATAGCTAGGGGCTTTGAACCTTCTTATCTTTCAGCTGAAGAACTTAATAATATAATGAAGATTAATGTTCTGATGAAGGAAATGTTTGAAGTTCATGATAACAGGATATTCCTGGAAGATATTCAGCTTACTGTTAAATATTCATTCTAATCAAACTTTAACTAAAGGGGACAATGATGAAAACTTTACTTCAAATTTTAACAGATCAGGGAAGCATAATCCAGGAAGATCATAATCTTTATGGGATCAATAGCCTGGGGGAAGTTGTATTTCTAGGAACTATCTATGATGAAGAAGAAATAGAAGGCTTCCTTACTGATCATCCTGATCCTGAAGGCTGGCTGGAATATATAGTTAAGGATCATGAAGAAGCTGGGCTGGAATATGAACCTACAGATCTTGAAGAATTCCATAGAAATATTCAGGAAATCAATTCAAGGCTGGATCATATAGAAGAAGGGCTGGAAGAAGTAGAAGCTGAACTTCAGGAAATATATCCTTCTATGTGTAATGGATCAGTTACACAAGATCTGAATGCTAATTGGTATTCAAGATAATAACTTCTAATCAAAGGGGACAAGGATGAAAGCTAAAACAAGTAAAGAATATATGGAAGCCTGGAATGATCATATTGAACAGATCAAGTTTATTAACTGGGATCTTCCAGTTGATTCTAAAAAAGCTGATAGGATCATTGAAATAGTTCTGGAACTGAAGGGGATTGTTAAGGAAGTATCTGAAGATATTTATGGGGAAAAGGAAGCTGAACTTATCCATAAGTTTGAAGATGAATCTGGGCTGGATTTTGATCCTGATGGGCCGTTACCTTCTGAATGTGAATATTGTTCTAAACTTCTTCAGTTCATCCCTGATCATGATTGTTATGGAACAAGGGGGGAAGCTGGGGAAGCTAGGCTTCAATCAGAATATGAACTGGATTACTATTCAGGAAATGAATAGAACTTTTAACAGCCTGGGGAAGCCCAGGCTTCTTTCCTTCAAAGGGGACAAGGATGAACTACTTCAGAATAAAAGATTTAACAGAACAGGAAATATCAAGGCTTCTAGTAAAAGCCCAGGAAGAAGATGATAATGTTATTGAATCAGTTATATTCAAGATAACTACACTTGAAACTAAAATAGCTAGTAAAAGGGCTGAAATAGATAAAAGGGCTAAACATATCAAGGGGAATATGGAACAGCTTCAACAGGATCTTTATGAACATGGAATTTATAAGCCTGAAGATAGACAACTAAAACAGCTTATAGCTAACTTTCATCCTGGATCTTTTATCACTATTTATGAAGATGTTAAAGAACTGAATGATCTGGAAGAACAGGTTTCCTTCCTGAAGAACTTGAACTTTAAGAAAGGCTAACTGATATGAAGGAAGAAACAATTAATATAGATTGTCCTGAATGTGGAAGCCCTGAAGCTGTTCAAGGTCACTATGGATTTGGATATTATATTGAATGCTTTGAATGTGATTATTTTGAATCTGATTCTGAAGGATAGAAAGGGGGACTGTATTGAAATTAAGGCTGATCCTGGGGCTAGATTTAGCCCCTGTTACATTAACTGATCTTTTCCAGGATGATCATCCCCTGGGAAGGATCTTCTTCTTAAGGGGGACTTATGACGTTAAATGAACATATAAAAGCTTTCAGAACTGAATGGCTTTGTATTACACAAGCTGAATTAGCTAGGCTTCTGAAAGTAACTAAGGCTTCTATCATTTCCTGGGAATCTGGAAGAAGAATCCCAGGATCTTTATCAGCTGGAAAGATAAAGAAACTAATGAAGGAAAATATGTATGAACTGGAAAGATAACATTCCTAGAAGATTCCTGTTACAGAATAGGGAACTTACTTTAAGAACAAAGGATAAGGAAATAAATCTTCTTTATCATGATGATCAAGATCTGATTGAAATAACTATATTTGAAGATGTTAAAGAAGATGGAAATATGGAACAAGTTGATAGCATTGAATTACATGCTTCCCTTGTTCCCTGGCTTGAATTACTTTACACAAGAAACATTAAAAGAAAGGAAAATTAATATGGGGCTTCCAGCTAGTGATACAGGAATAAATTTTGAACCTACAGAAGAAGGTGTTCATGAAGCCTTCTGTTATGGTGTTATTGATCTGGGAACACACTATAATGATCATTTCAGTAAATCAGTTAGGAAAGTTCTTATTATGTGGGAACTGAAGGATCTTATGATTGAAGTTGAAGAAGATGGGGGAACAGTTGAAAAGCCCAGAGTTATAAGCAAAGATTACACCTTAAGCCTAGATCAAAGGGCTATACTAAGGAAGGATCTTGAAAGCTGGCGGGGGAAAAGCTTTACAGCTGAAGAACTGGAAGGCTTTGATCTGGAAAATCTTATAGGTGTTCCAGCTTCTATTCAGGTTATACACAAGATCAGGGAAGGAAAAAAGCCCTATGCTATTGTTAATAATGTTCTTCCCCTGAAGATGGAAAAGAATAAGATCAAGCTGTTCAATGATAACTTCTTCTTCAGTTTCTTTGATGATCATAATCTTCCCCCTGGGCTTCCTGAATGGATCAGGGATAAGATAAAAGCTTCTGATGAATGGAAGGAAAGGGCTGGGGCTTTCAATGGATCTGATGGATCTGGAACTGATAATGATCATTCTGATATTCCCTTCTAAAAGGGATTGAAAGGGGACAAGTATGAAGAAATGTATTGAAGAATATAATGAAAAGATGAAAGTTATTAATGATAGATTCCAGGAAATCCTTCCTATAGTTAAGGAACTGGAAGCTATGGATCTGAATATTCCTGAAGGAAGGCTTAATGGATTTTCTTTTATGTACCACTGGGGGGAAATGCCTTTAGTTCTTTCCTTATGGGAATGTTCCCTTGAAGATATTCATGATAGTATCCTGAAGCCTATTCATAAAAAGTTCAAATGCTTCTTTCCTGAAATGGAAGTTCAGGGATCTATTAAGAAGATCTTCTGGAAAACTGAAATAAGGGGGATTCCCTTTCAGATCCAGCTGATAGAAGCTGTTAATTGTGAATGGAAACAAAGGGATATTGTTCAGCTGGATAAGTATGATATAGGCTATGAACTTGTATGTTCTGGGGAAGAAGTGGAAGGGGGAATTGATGGGGACTGATATACATGATCCTGTTATAACTGAAGGGGAAAAGGAAGTTACTATTAGTTACTGTTCTGTTGAAAATAAAAGAACCTTTCATGTAATTATTGATAGGGCTTCTTTAAATATCAGGATCTTCATTCATACTGGAGTTTATAAGAATAAAGATCATGTTATTACTATAAGGCAATATGGAAACATCTTTGATGAAGAAGCTGAAGTAAAGCTTCCCTGGGATCTTTTATTTCTAATTTTCAGCCTGATCAATAAACTGGCTGAAGGAAAAGAAGCCCAGGATTTTAAACCTGGAAGGGGGATAACATGCCTTTAACTATGCTAGAATGTAGGGATGGGAAGAAGATAAAGATAGAAGATTGCCTGAAGCCTGGGGGCTGTAGGATGAAGGAAAGATGCGCCCCTGTTCCTTATTTAAGGGCTATTTCTTTTGATAGAGAATTTAAAGGTGTTACACCTTCTGGGGCTGGAAATGGACCGAGATTGATCTTCCTTAAAGCTAAGTTCCCTTATAGTTCTTCCCCTGATAAAAGGGCGTTTGCTTTACATGGAACTTCTGTTCATGGAAAGTTATCCCTTCATCATTATACTAAGAATGTTTTATCTGAAGAACCTTTAAAGGATCATCTTATTGAAGGGATTCCTGATCTTCTGGAAGAAGATGAAAATGATCCTGGCTTCTATATCCTAACAGATTATAAAACTTTTGGATCTTATAAAGTGGCTGTTAAATGTATGGGGCTTTATAAAACTTCCAGGGATGAACCTGTTCTGGATGAAGAAGGGAATCAGATCATCTTTAAATCTGGGAAAAGGAAGGGACAAGCTAAAACTAAAAAAGTATATTCTACTGAATATAGGGCTGATCAAGTTGATATGAAATCTGAAGAACTTCAGCTGAACAGGTATAGAATCCTATTCAACAGGGAAGGCTTCAAGATAAAGAAGATCAGGCTGTTCTGTATTGTAAGGGATGGGGGACTATACTCGAGTAAACAAAGGGGGCTAGTTCATAACACCTATATAATTGATCTGAAGATTCTTCCTGATGAAGAAGTTCTGGGCTTCTATGAAAAGCTGATGGATGAAGTTAATCAGGCTTTCAAGGAAAAGTGGGCTAGGATCTGTAATGAATGGGAATCCTGGGAAGGAAGAAGATGTTCAAGCTATTGTGAAGTAAAGGAACATTGTGATGTAATGAAGCTTACTTCCAGGAAGAAGAACTGGCTTCCCTATTACAATAACAATTCAATAGGATAGGATTAATCTATGGAAGAAGAATACAGGAAGCCTATTCAGGTTATGTGTAATAATTGTGAACAGGAATTTGATGAAGATCTAGTTGAATTTGTAGATATAGAAGAAGATTTTATGGGAAGGGATATATTAACTTTTATATGTCCTGGATGCAAACAGAAAGCTAGAAGCTTTAGATTAGGATAATCTTATGATCCTGGGGGATTTGATAACTGAAGCCTATTTATTCGGTTTTAATTTTCAATATCTATTGTGGTGATAGTTCCCCCCAGGATCTTCCTTCTTCTTCTAGGGATGATCATCCCTGAAGAATGAAAAGAACAGAACAGGGGCTAATATATGAAGCTTGAAAAGATAATACAGATAATTGCTATGATCCTTAATAACTGGAAGGGGATAGCTGAAATAGAAATAGAATGGAAGAATCCTTCTGATAAAGATAGGATAATAGGGAAGGGGCTTCCTGATCCTTTTATTGAACCTGGGAACATTCCCTTCCAGGAAGATCCTGATCCTGATCCCTATGTATATGGGAAGAAGAATATAATGAAGCCTTCCAGGGAAGAAAAGGAAGCTATGAAAGTTCCTGATCTGGATCATATAGCTAAAGGGATAGGGGCTGAATTTAAGTTAATGCCTATTCCTGAACAGGAAGCTTTGAAGGATCTTTATAGATTCAAGTGGGCTACTGAAGCCCAGCTGGAAAAGATTCAGGAAACTACAGCTTCTTTAAGTAGCTGGCTTGATAAGCTTCAAGGGGCTGATGCTGGAAAAGATGTTTCTATAAATCAGATCCAGGATCAACTTCTGAAGGTTACTGATTTGATTGATGCTGTTAATACAGAAGCTAGATATATTATAGCTGGATTAGAAAGACATGAAGAAAAACTTCTAAAGCTGGAAGGAAGGATTCAGGATCTTGAAAAGAAGATTCCTGATCCTGAAGGGGAACAGTGGTAAAATTTTACTTGACAAGTTATTTTTATTCCGCTATTGAAAGGGAAAAGGGGACATAGATGAAAAAGAAACAATCCCTTCAACTATACATTCAATCAAACTTTCTAGGGCTGGCTTTGCTTTTAAGATTGTCCCCTTTGGGCATAGCTAGCCCTTTTCTATTCTGAAGGGGGAATAGATTAATGTCGAGACCTAATAAACAGGGAATTGATTATTTTACCTTTGATGTATACCTGGATGATAAGTTTGAATTAATTGAAGCTACACATAATCTTGAAGGCTTTGCTATAGTTGTTAAGCTTCTTCAGAAAATATATTCTTATGGATATTACTACAACTGGGGAAGGAAGGAAAAGCTGTTATTTAAAAAGAAGGTTAATGTTAGCATTAACTTAATTGATTCTATCATTGAAGATTGCTTTGAATTTGAAATATTCAACAGGAAGTTATTTAAGAAACATGAAATCCTTACTTCTTCTGGAATCCAGAAAAGGTATTTCCATGCTATAAGAAGAAGGAAATCTATAGAAGTTATTGAAGAATATTTATTAGTTAATGTAAACATAATACAAGATAATGTGAACATTAACTTAAGAAAGTTAGACAATAATAAACATAGTATAGTAAAGGATAGTATAGTAAAGGATACTAAAGAAAAATATATGGATCATGTATTTCTATTTAGTGAAGAATATCAGAAGCTTCTGGATAGATTTGGAAAGAAGGAAGCATTAGAAAAGATAGAATCCTTGAATAACTATCTGGGATCAAAGGGGAAAAAGTATAAATCCCATTATTACACTATATTAACCTGGGCTAGAAAAGAAGAAAAGGAAGGATCTGGATCTTTCAAGGCTAAAGGTGTTCCCCGCCCAGGGATGAAATTCCAGAAAGGGGATAAGAAGAAATGATGGATATAAAGTTTTTAAAAGCTTATCTGGAAACTTTTGATCAAGATCCTGAACTGTTCCAGGAATACATAAAGGGGCTTGAAGATAAGATGGGAATCCCTGGGGAATTTATAGGGGCTTCCTGGGATAACTTTGATCTGGGCTTTAATCCTGAAAATAAAGAAGAATATGATTCTATTAAAGCCTTTGGGGAAGTATTTGATATTGAAGGGAAGCTTGATCTATTCCTTATGGGAAATGTAGGAACTGGAAAAACTAGATTAGTTATTATGGCTGGGAAGGATCTGATCAAACAGGGGCTTCCTGTTTATTTTGTTAATCAAGCTTTCCTGAACAGAAGGATCAGGGATTTAAGGAAAGCTGAAGGCTGGGATAATTCTGAACAGGCTTATAGGAATTTCAATGTATTGAAGAAGATCCATGTATTGATTATTGATGATCTGGGGAAGGGGAATATTACACCTGAAATAGTTGAATATACTTCAGATCTGATTGAAGAAAGGATTCATGAAGGTTATGTAACTTTCATAACTACTAACTTCCAGCTGGAAGAACTGGAAGCTATATTTCTTCCTTCCACTATAGATAGAATAAAAGGATCTTCCCTGAACATAGTATTAACTGGGGAATCCTACAGAACAAAGGGGGACTAAATGAGCGGGGGAAGCTTTGAATATGTATGTTTCAAGGATGCTGATGAAATCCTTGATAACTTATGTTATCTTGATAGAATGGTTAAATATCTAAAAGGAACTGGGGCTGATGTTGATGGGGATAGGCTTGAAGATCCTGAAGGGCTTGAAGATCTAGCTAAAGAAATAGAAATGTTATGGCTGGATCTAAGATCCTTTAAAACTATGATTCAAACTAGGCTAGATAGATTGAAGCCTGTTCTTAAAGCTATTGAATGGGAAGCTTCTGGGGATATAGGAAGGGATAGCCTTCTAGCAGTATGGAAAGTATTCCTGGAAGGGAAAAGGAAAGGGGACTGATATGAAGTTTATAAATGATCTGATCAGCTGTAAAGATAGGGTTATGTATATCCTGGAAAACTGGGAAGATACAAGGGATTCTGATAAGCTTCTTTATCTGGCTTATATGAACCTATTTCATAATTTAAGGGAAGATATAACCTGTTCTGATAATCCCTATAAGATCCTGAAGGAAAGAACTATGGAAGCTTATTCCTTTGATACTATCAGAAGGAACAGGCAACTGATCCAGGCTAAAGGATTGTTCCAGGGGAAGCATAGGAAGGAAAAGGAAGCTGAAGGGGAAATAACTAGGAATACTATACATAGTGTTCCTGTAGGAACTACAGCTGAAAATGATCAGCCTGTTCAGATTAGCCTGAATTATTTTGAAGGGGGATCTGAATAATCATAATTGACAAATATAAATATAAGGTTAGATTATTAGTAGAAAGGGGGAACTGATGAACATACATAGAAGGGGAAAAGTTAAGATCCTGGCTTCTTCCTTGAAAGCTGATCCAGTTATTTCTTATCTTGTATCTAAAAAGATCTGGAAGCTGGAAAGGGATTATTACTATAAACATGGAAGATATAAGATCATAGTTAAGAAGGGCTTCAGATTTGATCTTTCTTCTATTCCTAGATTCTTCTGGCGTATCATAGCCCCTTTTGAACTTTCTATTTCAGCCCCTTTGATCCATGATATTCTTTATAGATATGATGGGAAACTTCCCCAGGATCAAGTTAAGCCCTACAAGTTTTATTCCAGGAAGGAAGCTGATCTGTTATTTCTTCAGATCATGAAGGAAGAAGGAATAGTTAAATGGCGTAGAACTATAGCTTATAAGGCTGTTAGAATGTTTGCTAGAAGATGGAAGTAAGGGGGATCTGATGGGGAAGAAAGAACATATAATTAGAAGATCTTCAGGTATAGGATTCCTATCAGGCTACAGAAGGGGAAAGCCTAGCTGGGCTTCAGATTATCAGGAAGCTATTAAAGTTGATCATCAAAAGGCTATACTGATATTAACTGAACTGGAAGAACTGGGCTATAAGGTTAATATATGTAGGCTTCAAGGAAGGAAAGTATAATGGGCTTCTATATACTGGAAATACATAAAAACAGTAAGGGGGATCTGTATATTGATTCAAGAGTTAAAACTTCCCCCAGGGATCAGGAACATATAATAAGGCTTCTGAACATACTGAAGAAGGAAACTAATGAAATAGTAAGAAGGGCTTTAATCAGTACTGAAAGGGGAAATAATGGAACAGGATCATAAGAAGATCCTGGGCTGTATAGGTATTGATCCTAATACTAAAGATAAGGGAATAGGCTGTTCAGGTATATCTATCATTAATGGGAAACAGGAAATAGTTATAGGATCTGGATATAAAGAAGGATCTGTTATCTTCAGATCATTAACAACTATTCATCCTATTGATCAGATCCTTGTATTAGTAGAAGGTCAATATATCCCTGATAAGGCTGGCTGGCTTCAACAACAGAAGATCCTGAAGCTTTCAAGATCAGCTGGAAGATGGGAACAGATAGCTAATGATTATGGAATTCCTGAAGATAATATAAAGGAAGCTTATCCTTCAGCCTGGATGAAAGCTATAGTAGGAAACCTGGGGGAAGCTTATACTAAGAAGAAGATGAATGATCTATTAGATCAGATTCTTAAAGCCCAGTTCCCTATTCTTCAAGATCAGAAGCTTAATGAACATCAACTTCATTCAGCTGGAATAGCCCTATATGGGATAAGATTAAATCATGGATATATAATGAAATGATAAAGCCCTACTATGAAAATGATTATGGGAAGTTATACCTGGGGGATTGTGTAGAAGTTATGAAGGAACTGGATAGGGAATCTATAGATCTAGTTCTTACTGATCCAGCCTATAAGGTTATATCAGGGGGGAAGTATGAATGGTATAAAGGAAGCATAATAGAAGAAAATGATGGGAAGATATTTAAACATAATGATATTAAGTTTGAAGAATGGCTTCCCCTTATTTATAAACTTCTTAAGGAAAGAACACACTGTTATATTATGTCTAATGTATTGAACCTGAAGGAACTTCTTATTAAAACAGAACAGGAAGGCTTCAAGCTTCATAACCTATTGATCTGGGAAAAGAATAATACACTTCCTTCCAGGTGGTACTTAAAGAATGGGGAATATATTCTATTCTTAAGGAAGGGGAAGGCTAAGAAGATTAATAATGTTAAATCTAAAACTGTTCATCCATTCCATAACATACACAAGGAAAGGCTTCATCCTACTGAAAAGAACATAGATCATTTCAAGTTCCTTCTTACTAATTCAACTGATCCAGGGGATATAGTACTAGATCCCTTTTCTGGATCTGGAACAACAGCTGTAGCATGTATGAAAGCTAAAAGAAGATTCATCCTGATAGAAAAGGATGAAGAATACTGTAATAAGTCTATAAGGAAGATAGAACTACATTCTAAACAGTTATCACTATTTGAAACAATAGGGGAAGCTTAATGAAGCTTATAGCCCTTCTGATGCTATGTATTATATTCATAGTAGTATCAGGGGCTACACTATCATTCCTGTTCTTCCTGGCTGTATATGCTGGGAAGGATAAGGATAAGAAAGAACAGGGGGAACTATGGGAAGAATAATAAATAAAGAAGAAGGAAGTACTAAAGGCTATAAGAAGGGGAAAGATCCAGCTGTTAGGGATTCCAGGAAGTTAGCCCAGAAATATGATAAAGATATTGTATTCTGTATATTCATTGAAAAGAATAAAGAAACAAATGAATATGATGAAGGAACAAGGATAGGGCTGGCTTCCTATGGTAACAATCCAGGAACAACTTCCCTAGCTAATTATATCAGTAATATATGTATGCAAGTTGTAAGGGGGGAAGTTCATAAGATCATTAAAACATTAAAGAAGAATAAAGTTGAAGTAGTATCAGAACAGGAAGCTAATAATGTTATTAAGCTTCATGATATGTCTAATCAATTAAAGAAAGGTTAATGATATGGCAATGATAACAGATCATGTTATGTTAAAGGCTGGGGCTACAGTTACACCTGATCAGCCTAGTGAAGTTAAAGAACTGTTAGGATATTGTATCCAACAGTTTGAAGAAGCTGAAGGAAGGAAGAACAGAAGGCTTTACCATAGGGATCAGATCAGAGATAATATTATACAGGCTGTTCAGCTTATTGATAAGATCCTTCAGGATAACAACAGGCTAAAGGATCAGCTGGATCAGCTGAAGGAAATAAAAAAGAAATCAAAGAAGAAGAAGAAGGCTAGCCCCAGAAGGAAGAAGAAATAATGGGACAGTGGTACACTTTGATATATTTTATTTTATTTTTTTAATTAATTAATGGGATAGTGGTACACTTTTGATGAAAATTCGGAAAGGTTCTTTGAAATATCGGCTCTGTACACGGGTCAGACAG